TGTACATTCCGCTTTGATTTCGTCATCTTCTTTTGCAGTGACGGCGCGCAGTTCCCATTCGATTGGATTTCCTTTTTCATCTGTAAAACGATTGGAAACCACCTTTTTTATGTTTTCCGGTCGTTTCCCCTGTTCTTTAAAAAATGCCTGTAAGCTCATCTTTTTTCCTCCCTTACTGAATCTCTCACTGAAAAAAGGTACAAAAAAACCACTCTCTTTCGAGAATGGTTCTTTTTGACCTTAAAAAAAGTTTTGAATTAATC